TTAGAACATGGAACATAAACAACTAGTTTACAACTCTGTGACATGTCAAGAGTGTAATGAAACAATTGTGAGTTATCACAGACATGACTACAAAACCTGCTCTTGCCCTAATAATGCAATGGTAGATGGAGGCACTTCTTATCTTAGATATGGTGCAAAAGATATGAGTAAAATCAAAATCTTTGCAGTGTATGCTGATGATGACTTTGAAACTGTACGCAAATATGCTACACGTGGAGGTAGAGGTAAAGATGGTACTGAGCCTTTATCGTGGATTGCAATATGCGATATGAATGATGACTGGTTAGAAGCAGTTCTTGATTATGGAGGACCTGATTGGCATCTAGATCTTATTAGAAAAGAAATTCAATACAGAAAAGACCATGGAATCACAATTGAAGAAACTACCAAATAACTATGTAAGTACAGCACTTGCAATGGTTGGTATTAACGCAAAAGAAAATGTTGCTGGATTAATTCAAGACACTATCCATTCTCTTATAGAAATGGGTGGAGATTTTGATTTAGAAACAGCCTCCAAACTTGTTGTAAAACATAAGTTTGAACCTGACAATAAACTTGTAGAACTTAAAGCACAATATCGTGTATTAAGTGAACTACATGATCCTAAGAGTACACATAGAACTCATAGAAAAATGGGTAAAATGTTAGATGAAACTCTTGCAGAAATTGAGTCATACACAAAATCATAACTTATGGAACCACATGATGAAAGCGAATACATGTACATGATGCAAGCAAATGCATATCATCATGCAATGGGTGTTGCAAATGCAGAAGCACAATCTTATTATGATTCTCTAAACTTCAGCCAGCTTCAAGAAGATATTGAAAATCTAGAAGCAGGTATGGAATCTGTAAAACGTTCCATTGACTATCATCAAAATATTTATGATAGTTTAGATGCTCAACGTAGATCAATTAAGCAAATGATTGAACCAGCAATTAAAAAAGTGCAAATTCCTGTAAGTTATAAAACTTGGACATCTGAATCTAATGATCTTCTTACTCTTTTAGAAAAAGCAGTTGTAGATGCATACCGCAAAGGTGGTCATTATTCAGCTGAAGAGTTTGTAATAACAATGAATCCAGGAACTTTATCTGAAATTGCACATCATCTAATGGCTGGAACTCATGGTGTTTCACACAGCATTGATGTGAAACATGATGGAAAGATTTTTTATAAAGGAATGAGAGTTATCAGATCAGCTGATCTTGGCCCTACAGAATTTTTAATTAGATAATATGAAAAAAATATTAATTGGACATGTAGGAGTTGATTCAGGTCAGCTCCTTATGTGTGATCCTTGCTACATTGATTCTCAATGGAAAAATGAAGATTTTGAAGATATCAGAATCTATGAACATGTCAAAACTAAGGAAAGATTACAATACAGAGTAGACTTTCCTCACTACGCCATTGAAATACCAAAGCATGGTAAGACAATGAATGAGTTAATTGAAACTGGCGAGTGGCAATCTGTTGACGTAAGGGATACAGTAAAACATCCTTTTAGTTACAACGCTTGTGCTCATGCTACACTATCTGAAAATGGACATGGTCAGTTAAATTATGAACTTGGACATGCTGGTGTGGGAGTTGCTTTTGCAACAGCATTTGGTGATGGCTATTATCCTGTATACGCAAAGTATGGCAGTGATGGAATATTGAAGTCTGTAACAGTAGAATTTTAAAAACATGAACAATCTAAAAATAGAAAAAAAACCATTCAGCGAAACAAAACATTATTCTGGTACTTACACTTGTGACTGTTCTCAGTGGGAAGATGAGTATCAAGAAGAATCTTATGAGTTTACTGTAGTAGTGACTCATGACAATGACAATCAATCATCAAATCTAGAAGAAATTATTTGGTTAGATAAAACACCACGTAATGTTGACACTATTGATGATTATATTAATGAAAACTTTTTTGATATTATAGGATCATGAGTGAAGTAAATCGCAGAAACTTAAGTGGAGTATATATATTCCACAAGTTTGACAATGAAGAAAAGCGTGAACCAACATGCTTTGAAGACTGTCCAGAATCTAAACAAGATGAATGGTTAAATTCACTTGATCCTGAAGCAGTTAAAAACCTGGCTAAACACCTTGCCAATACTCTTAGAAAAATAGGTGATCATTTTGATATAACAACCCAAGAAGATGAGCATGAATAACTTACCAATTGATGAGTTCTTAGAAAAAATTGACTCACCAGTACAACAATCATTGATTGAACAAAAATACAGGTTTACACATCCTTATAAAGATCATGAAGGACGTGAACAACATGCAGGTGTTATCTTATATATAGATTATCAAACTCAAAGTTTTAAGATTCATCCTGGAGATGGACGTACTGAGTTTGGATTTGTAACAGGTTCTTACAAGTTTAACATGTGGCGTGCAACAACTCGTTGTATATCTGCTGCTATTGAATTTGCTGTTGAAGCATTAAATCTTGAAGTAAATGAGCCATCCACTGCATCATAGTATTTCAAGCCAGAAAAAGTGGGGTGGGCATGTAGATGACTACTTGCCTATCCATAACTGGTTTGATGAAACCAAAATGCATTACCCAGACATGCGTCATAGGGCATTGCGTCATCACTCAGAAGGTATTTTCTGGTGTGAACAACAATTTGGCACATATATCACTAACTCTGAAGGACGTATGGTTCCTGTAAGAGCAATTGGTGAACAACATTGTATGGAAGACCTTGGTTGGATTCCTACAATTAAAGATTATCTGGACAACATGGAAACAAAAGGTTGGATGTTTAAACCAGGTGAAGGACGTAAAATGTTAAAAGAGATGTCAAAAGACAAATCAGACTTTGTTAAACAAGAAAATGCACAATTACCATGAGTAAAGAAAATTTAAGTGTCAAGGATGTCCTTGACTGGTGTCTAAAAAAGACAGAAGAAGGTTCTGAAGTTGTCCTAAAATGGGATGGTGGAGGAGATTCAGGTTGGGTTCATCTAGAAGTAGATGGTGAAGATTCTAACGATGATGAAGCTGAATGGTTAGTAGATGAAATGTATGACAAGCTTGACTATGGTTCATGGGCTGGTGAATTCTCTGCATCTGGTGAAGCACCATTTGATCCTGATACCAAAATGTTTCAAGGTACTGACTATTACACAGAAACTGATTCAACAAATGCTGAATGCAAAATTGAAATCAGAATTCCAAAGCATATTCATTTTGATGATTTAGAAATTCATACACAAGATGAAGAATGCAATGTTGAAGTAACATTTGGTATTAGAAATGGATTTGATCATCCTGATGCTGAAGCATTGGTTGAGCAATTACAAGAAAGACTTTCATCAGAAATTTATGAAGCTGCTAAAAATGATGTAGATGATGAAGATGAAATTGATAGTTTTTGGGAAACGTATCAACTTTTTAGAGAGTCTGACTTTACTGAAGATGGTAATGATTTAGTACATGTAATGAATCACATTACATATTCAAAACGTCACACCAGTGAAAACCATGTAGAAATCAATTTAGAAGAACTTCTAGAAAACGAAACTGAATAATCATGAACTATCAAGAACTTAAATACACAGTAGAGAACCAACATGGTGTCTCTTATGAAAATGCATTGATTCTTTGGAAAACTATGTACAAAGACTTCAATACTTTTTTGACAAATGTAATCAGATTTGATTCAATGAAAGACTTTGGTGATCATTGTGCTTCAGTCTGGAAAGATGTTAAAACTGCTACTGCAAAAGATGCTTTTGCTCAAGAAAATCTTGAAATGCGCAGGTTATACTTTAAAGCCATAGGTATTGAAAAAATGTTTCAAGAACTTGACCCTGAATTGGTGAATGAAGAAACAATTGTTTTTAACAATGCTGTATGGAATGAAGAAGATAACAGTATGGATGTAAAGATCATTCATGATAAGTATGAATTGTACAAAATCAAGGGTGATAAATTGTTTCCAGAAGAAAAATCTGAATGGCGTAGAGCTAATGCAGATATTTATGCTGTACGTTGCTGGTGCACAACCACAGGACGTGAGTATTGGATTTATGTACCACGTAATATTGGTCAAATGAAAGATGCAATTGAAGCAATTGCTTGGACATTTCAAATCAATATTGCAGAACCTGCAGCATTGTATCGCCAAGGTGATATTATCATTGCAGAAGTTGGTCCAGAATCAAGAGAAACTACAAGAGCTTACCATTTAGATAAAGCAACTTATTTAAAACTTTTAAGGACACAATCATGAGTTTACCAAAAACAAACTGTCACAACTGCGTTCACTCAAGAAGTAATTCTTTTGTAAACTCAGCTCATGTGCACTGTCATTTATTCTGGGCTTACTATAAAAAGAATAAATCTGCTCATCCTAAAGGTAGCGAACATGCTATCAAAAATGGTTGGTGGGATTTCCCTTATGACTATGATCCAATTTGGATGCAGAATGAGTGTCAAGGTTTTGAAAAAAAGAATGTTTCACCTGAATCAAAATTGTAATATGGAAACAAAATCAGCTAAACGTGTGGTGTTAGCCACAGGAGAAGGAGCAAACACACATGCTCTTAACAGCAAAGTTCCTGTTGAGTATATTGACATGGGTAATCAAACTATCAAGATGATTGTGAAAGATCAAGCACTGATAACACATGAAGAACATGGTACAATAATGCTCAAACCTGGTACTTATTATAAGACAAATCAAGTGGAATTTAATCCATTTAACAACACAGTTTCTTACGTTTTTGACTAAGAAATTGTGATTTTTTCACAAATACAAAGCGTTTAGGGTCACATTTTGTGACCTTAAGCTCTTTTTTTTGTGGTTTAAACACTTTTTTGTAATATTGTAAAGTTTAACATTAAGAAATTTAAACATGATTTATAACTCAGAAGCTCCAAAACCAATGATTATTACTGTGAAACATCATGGTAAAACTCTTACTGCTGAACTTCCTTGGGACTCATCGCTAGATGATGTCTTTCAAGCAATACAAGGTCTGCTTGTTGCTGATGGTTATCACAATGACGGAATAGAAAACTTTATTATAGAACGTGGTGAAGAACTGAGAGAATTTAAAGAAAGCAACAATGAAAACAGCACTTTACCTTGATGATATCAGAACTCCCATTGAAACAATGGAAGGATATGAACCATGGTCTGTAGTGAGAAACTATGAAGAATTTGTCAATCATATTGAACTTAATGGCATTCCTGATCTTATCTCTTTTGATCATGACCTTGCTGATGAGCATATGTTTGATTATTACGACAACCAAGCACGCGGTGCTCAGACCATATCTTATGACAAGTTTAAAGAAAAGACTGGTGTTGATTGCCTTAATTGGCTTATTGAACATGTACTGGATAGAAAGGAAGTATCTCCCTTTGTTGTTTGGGTACATTCTCATAACCCTATGGGCGCTCAAAACATTCTAGTAAAAGCTTCCAACTTTATGCGACACATGGGTTGGAAAGAATCCAATGTGCAGTATGCACGACCTAAATTTGTAATTGAAACCAAAATTGAAGATTAACATGAAAGTTAAAATCAAACGCCTGCATAAAGATGCAGTTATCCCTTCTTATGCAAAACCTGGTGATGCAGGTCTTGACCTTGTTGCCACAAGTATAATCAGCTTTGATAAAGAGCAAGTTACTTATGGGACAGGTATTGCAGTAGAAATTCCTGAAGGTTTTGTAGGACTTGTTTTTCCTCGCAGTTCTATACGCAAATATGAGCAATACCTCAGCAACTCTGTTGGTGTTATTGACTCAGGTTATCGTGGAGAAATTCAAGCAACTTTTAACTCACGCTACTATGCAGATGTAAAGTATCAAGTGGGTGATAAAATTGCACAATTATTAATCTTGCCTTATCCATCAATTGAATTTGAGGAAGCAACTGAACTTTCATCCACAGACCGTGGTGAAGGAGGGTTTGGCTCAACAGGTAATTAATGACAGTAAATATTTACATAGATTTTGACTCAAGAAAATTTGGAATAGGTGTCTTCCATGAAAAGAAGACACTTGCTTCAGAATTTAAACATCATTTGTTTATACATTTGTTGTGGTTTGAGTTAGGGTTTAAATTTGTAAAACAGTAACTCTTATGGAGATTAACAAACAAAGCGGTCAAGTAGAGATTGTTAGTCCTTATGGAAGAGTATATCTTTACACACATGATACTGCTCACACATTAGTAAGTGAAGTACATGATGCATTAAGTCAAAGAAAAAGATGGGATGATCCTGATTATCTCACAAAGATGATTTTTTGCAGAATGCTTCCTTTAGAATGTTGGCTGGAAGACAAAGGTTTTGGTATTGGTACACAGATGTATGCTGATATAAATCTTTTGGTAACAGTTAACACAGTAAAGCAGGTCATTTCCATGCAGTCTGCAACAGACAAATTTGACAAAATTGAGCTATCATTTGATGATTTTGTGGATTCATATCCAAATCATGCAAGCTTGTAAAAATTTATAGCTATATAGTGTAAAATAATTTTATTTTTGCTATCTTTACATCATTAATGTTCTGAGAAAAGTACTATTTTAGTAGTCAGTTAACAAACACTGACATAAAATGCTATATCAATTACCAAATGGTAAATGTATAGAAATCTCATTAGAGCAATATTTGAGAATGACAGATGATGAGTTAGACATGTACACAGCCTTTAACTATGGTGAAGAAATCAATGATCCTTTTGCATTAAGTGTTTTAAAGTATGGAAATGCTACAGAAAAGGAAATTATAGATGAAGATTCAGTTGTAGAAGAAGATGAGTACATAGAAGATTTAACAGATGTTCTTCCTGAAGAAAAACTTTATGATGACGAGTACATAGACTACGACAACTTAGAACAGTAACTTTATAAGATAAGTATGCTGCAACCAAAATTAAAAACATGCTCAGCTTGTGGTGAAGACAAAGTAATTTGGAAGAATCATGAGGGAGAGAAGTATTGCAAAGATTGTTGGTCCAAAAAGTCACCTGTTAAATTTCCAAAGAAAACTGGAATTCTTAAACTAACTTCTGATAAGAAGAAACCATTAGATCAGCTCTATTCCAAGATGAGAAAAGAGTTTCTTGATCAACCTCACAATTCAACTTGTCGTGCAAAACTTCCTGGTTGTTTAAATACAACAGGGCAAAATTTAACTGTCCATCACACAAAAGGACGTGGTAGATACTATTTAGATTCTACAACATGGATACCTTTGTGCATGGCCTGTCATCAATGGGTTGAAGAGCACCCAGCGCAAGCAAAAGAACTTAATTTATCACAATCTAGATTTTAAAAACAACAAAAAAAATGAAAACATTTATTGGCTATTACATTATTGGTGCAAACACAAAAGAAGATGCACAGAATGAAAAAGGTTTAATGCTTTGGTCTCCAAACAAACCAAATGCATTGAAGCGTTGGTTAAATGAAAAACTATTAGGCATCTACTGGGTAGATAGAGAACGCGTAGTTGGAAACCAAGATAAAGGTAAAACTATGCAGTCAGAAAACCAACCAGTTGAAATGGCTAAAGTAGCTGCAGCTCCTAACAAAGCTCCGTCTGTTAAGAAAGAAAAAACAGAAATTCCTGTAGCAAAAGACAGTTCAAGCAAACCACGTCAAACTCCTAGAATCAAGCCTAACAAACAATAATTTTTATGGAAAACTCTGCTGAATTAACCAAACGAGAGTTGATTCAACAAGAGGCCTTGGCCGCATGTGGTACACAATACAGATGCGGCCTTGGTATTTCTATGGGTGTAGGTAAAACCTTGATTGGTCTACGCCATATGGAAAGAGAGTTTCCAAATTTGAAAACCAGGTTTCTGGTTGTTGCTCCTAAAGTTTCAATTTTTGAAAGTTGGAAAGAAGATGCTGTAAAATTTGGTCTTGAATACTTGTTGGAACACATTGACTTTACAACCTATATTTCATTAGGTAAAAGATCTAGAGATTATGATGTCATCTATTTAGATGAATGTCATAGTCTTCTTTACACACATGAATATTATCTTGCTACTTATGGAGGCAAAATTCTTGGATTAACAGGTACACCACCACGTTACAAGAATTCTGAAAAAGGTGAAATGGTTCAGAAATACTGTCCCATTATTTATACTTACATTACAGATGACGCTGTAGATGACAAAATACTAAATGATTACAAGATTTTAGTACATAGACTTCCTTTGTCTACTGCAAAAACTCATAAAGTTGAAACCAAAAAAGGTGGATTCTTTATGACAAGTGAGGCTCAAAACTATGATTATTGGTGTGGTAGATTAGCAAATGCTGCTAATGGTGCACAATTAAAAATATTCAGAATCATGAGAATGCAGGCTTTAATGCAGTTCAAGTCAAAAGAAAGATATGCTAGGCAATTGTTAAACATGATGGATGACAAATGTTTAGTTTTCTGTAACACTACAGAACAAGCAGATAGAATATCTGTGCATACTTACCATAGTAAGAATTCTAAAAGTGAAGACGCACTTGCTGCTTTTAAAGAAGGTAGCATTGACGAACTTGCTTGTGTTCAACAACTCAATGAAGGTATCAATATACCTAATTTGAAGTATGGTATCATTTTGCATGCATATTCTAATGAGAGAAAGGCCAGTCAGCGTATAGGACGTCTATTGCGTTTGAATCCAGAAGACAAAGCAATCATACACATACTCATGTATGGTAACACTGTTGATGAAGACTGGGTTCAAGAAGCATTAAGAGACTTAGACTCTGAGAAGATTGTTTACACAGATCCTTTTTGTTAAAAATCATGCATAATACAATAGTTAACTACATTAAAAAAGACGGTCAGCTTGTGCCAGCATCTGAAAATGATGCTGCCAAGTTGAAACTGTTTCAAATGTCTTTGAAAGAAGGTGATAATGTTGAAGTTTATCTTTCATTATCCAACAATGTTGACAAAACTGCTGGACAACTTGCAAAAGTCCATGCTTTAATTAGAGAACTTGCAAACTACACTGGTCATAGTTTTGAAGAAATGAAAGATGAGATCAAAAGAAAAGCGGGTCTGTTTGTTATAACAGGAACCCGCTCTTCAGATAAGCAGTTAAAAAGTTTTGGAGAGTGTTCTAAGGAAGAATTATCATCTGCTATTGAGTCCTGTATTGAAATAGGACACATGCTAGGATGTAATTTGTATTAATCTTCAGTTTCTCCAATTAGTTTCTGAGCTTCCTCAATGGAAACTTGTTTGATAAATCCTTGAGCAGATGCTTGTGTTTCAAACTCTCTGCAAAGAATCAAAATAGTTTCATAGTGGTTCACCCAATCTTCTGTGATATTTTGTTCTTTGATTTGTTCGTGTGCACTTTGCAACTCTTCCTGAGATTTACCTTTAACTAAAAAAGCAACAATTGCTTGAACTCGTTGATAGTACCCTGTACTCATCTTAACTTCTACAATTGCGCTTGGCATGATAACTTCAACTTTTGTTGAGTCATCAGTGCTTGGATTTGTTTGGTTTTCAGACATGTCGTGTAGTTTTATTTCAACAAAAATAAACAATTAATTTCAAAGTACACAAGAAAATGGCAGAAAAAATAGTAATAGACATTAAAGACATCAAGACAAAGTTGTATGATTCCTTAAAAGAATCAGGATGGCATAACGTTTTGAAAGGATTTTTATTGTCTGAGGACTTTGACAAGATCCTTCTACAACTCAAAGAGAAAGTAGAAGATGACAAAAGGTTTACGCCTCCTTTGAAACAAGTGTTTAGAGCGTTTCAAGAATGTCCTTTGGATACCTTACAGGTAATCTTTATAGGACAAGACCCTTATCCCCAACTTGGTGTAGCTGACGGAATTTCTTTTAGTTGTAGCAATACAATGAAAAAAGAAGCATCGCTGCGCTATATTCATAATGCTGTTGCTAAAACAGTTTATGACAACAAGGTTGAAGGTAAAGATCTATCACCTGATTTAAAACCATGGGCTAACCAGGGCGTTCTTATGCTAAATACCTCTCTTACAACAGAAGTTGGTAAGATTGGAAAGCACTTTGATATTTGGCAACCATTTACAGCTTATCTTTTTGATATGCTTAATGCAATGGACAAAGAATTCATATGGGTTTTCCTTGGTAAGAAGGCTGAAGAGTACTCTGAACTTGTGGATGATAGACATGTAAAATTGGTTGCAAGTCACCCAGCATCCGCTGCTTATCAGAAGCAACAAGAGTGGGATTGCAATGACATTTTTAACAAAATAAACCAAGAAATCACTAAAAAAAGTGGTAAAAACATCACTTGGTAGTTTTGTTTTTCAGAATGTTTTTGTATATTTGTAACCTATCGCAAACGCATAACGCTAACGTACATGTTTAATTCAAAATCAGCATTTGCTGCAGCTAGACCTGTGGCAGATGAAGGTGCTGGTGACGCACCTAAACCAACCTCACCAACTGTTCCTTTCAGCAGTCCAGTATCCAAGCCAGCTAATCATCCACCTCACAGTAAGTTGTGGAAGCGATATGGAGATCTAATGACAGAAGGCGTTACTTATCTTGAACAACGCAAATCTGGACGTGCTAAATCACTCAAAACTCAATGGAGTGGTTTCAACAAAATTGGTCTTAATGGTTTAGAATGGCAATCACTTTATGTGGTTGGAGCAAGACCTGGTGTTGGTAAAACACTTTTTGCTTCTTCTATTACAAGAGATTTGCAAAGACTAAATCCAGAACAAGATTTTTCAGTATTACATTTTCAATTTGAGATGCTTGGCAGAAATATGGCCATTAGAGAATTATCTAATGCGTCAAACTTAAATGTTAGGTATATTCAATCTGCACAAGATGATGGTTTACCACCTTTGTCAGAATCAGACTTTAAAAAGTTAGCAGAGTATGCAAACAAACAAGTTGATAGACAAGAGTATGTAGTAGACACTGCAACAAACGTTGCTCAAATGCAGGAGATTATTGAGAAGTTTTATCATGAAACAAAGAAACCTTTCATTGTAACACTTGACCATACTTTACTTATAAAGCAAGGTGCTTCTGAAACAAACAAGCAACAAACTTTAGAGAAGTTGGCCACCATGATGACAATGTTAAAGAACAGGTATCCAATCATTTTTATTGTATTGACACAGCTAAATCGTGACATTGATAATGCTGAACGTCAGATTCCAGGTAAGTTATCTAACTATCCTACAGAAGCTGATGTGTTTGGTTCAGATTCATTGTTGCAATGTGCTGATGTTATGATAGCAATGAACAGACCTGCTAAGTATAATATCAATTTGTATGGTCCAAATCAGTACATCATTGAACCTTCAATGGAAAACTATTTGGCACTACATGTACTAAAGAATCGCTTTGGTGATGTAAGTGTGCAATGGTATTATGCAAACTATAAAGTGATGGCACTTGAAGAAGTTGCTGCACCAAGAATGAAACCTAAAAGAACTTCTTAATAATTAAAAACGCAAACGCAATGAGTAACGTAAACGAAAAAGTAAAAAAGCATATCTCTGAGATCACTGCTGAGTACAAACCTTTTTGGCAACCTTTATTTAAGGATCTGAAAATTGACAATCCTGCTTTTGGAGCTAAGCTTTGCTATATGGGCAAAGAGTTTAGCAATGATGGCACGCGAGAAGCATGTGTAAGATTCTTTCCTAATGAACTCAATAATGGTAATGACTACTATACAGAGTTATTTGACTGGGATCAGTATTATTTTACACCCAACCACAGAACTTTGTACAAGTTAAAGTTTAATCCACATTGGAAAAGTGAACCTGAAAAATATGTTGAGGTTCCATCTGACAAATTACCTACATCTACATACGCTGTTAGGTTGAGCGATCTTGAGATTGTAAACAAAAGTGACATTACTGCAATTATTCCAACAGTTTCTAGTGAACCTGCTCCTGGATTATTTAATTCTAGCAATGGAACTTTGTTTGACAACTTACAAGATCCTTTCAATGAAGAGTCCTTTGACGGGGCTTTTGCAGAAAAAGAAGACAATCACTATACATCATTGACAATACGTGATTTGTATTGCATGATACAAAATGTGCCAATGTCTAACAAAAAATGGTTGAATCAATTAATCTCTAAAAACAAGTAATGGCAGAAACAACAAATGAGTTGGTGCTTCCCACAAAGATTGTGAAAGCTACCACAAAGAGTCCAAAGAACATGATTATCTTCAGTAAGCCTAAAGTAGGTAAAACCACTTTGCTTGCTCAGCTTGATAACTGTTTGATCATTGACCTTGAAAATGGTACTGACTATGTTGATGCAATGAAGATCAAAGCAAACAGCGTTGCTGATATTGCAAAGATTGGACAAGCTATCATCGCTGCAGGAAAACCATACAAGTTCATTGCTGTTGATACTATCACAGCACTAGAAGAAATGTGTATTCCATACGCAGAAGAATTGTACTCAAAAAGTGCAATGGGTAAATCATGGTATACAAAAGGTAAGTTAGAGTATGGTTCAATTTTGAACATGCCTAATGGTGCTGGTTATCCATGGTTACGTCAAGCTTTTGAGAAGATTGTTGACTACATCAAATCTTTAGCTCCACACGTTATTCTTGTAGGTCACATTAAAGACACCCTTTTAGAAAAGAATGGTGCAGAATTTAATGCTCTTGACCTTGACTTGACTGGTAAGTTAAAGCGTATTACAACATCTAACTCAGATGCTATTGGCTATTTGTACCGCAAGGGTAATCAGAACATCTTAAGTTTCAAAACTACAGATGAGATTGCTTGTGGTGCACGCCCAGAACATTTACGTAATGCTGAGATTGTTATCTCTGAAGTAAATGAAGATGGTTCTGTCACAACCTCATGGGACAAAGTATTTATTGACTAACAAAAACAAAAAAGTAAAACAATTTAAAATCAATTATTATGTTTAAATCTAGTGATTTCAATCCAAACGCAGGTAACAACGTACCTAAAATCATCAACCCAGGAACACACTTATGTCGTGTTGTAGATGTTAAGCTTGATGCTCCAGCATACAAGAAAGAAGCTTACTTCATTGTACTAACTCTTGAAGGACCAGATCGTGGACCTGAATTTGTTGGTTTGCCTATTGACAAAATGAATCCTGCTTTAGGAAACTACAAAGGACAAATTGGTAATGTACGTTCAGGACGTTACCCTTTTAGTGACTATGTGTATGAAGGACGTGAGATTTCACGTGATGAGCAAATGTTCCGTTGGATTAACAACGTAGCAAAACAGCTTGGTGTATTGGATGCAATGAATGCTGGTAATGGTATTCAAGCAGCAACTATTGAAGAATATGTTGATGCAGTGCGTAAATTCATCACTGCTCCTGGTTTATGGGCTCAGTTTACTGTTGCAGGTCAAGAGTACTTCACAGAAGGTTATGACCGTGCAAACTATCGTTTGTTCTTCCCTAAGCAAGAAGGTAAATTATTGCCTTACTCAGCTTTAGAAGATGCAGAAGGTAATCCTGTAAACTTCTTACCTTACAATGCTACTAAACACATCATTGTTAAAGTTGAAGAACCAGCACAAACTGTTACAGAATTTGGAGGACAACCTGCAAATGACATGTTTGCTGTAACTGGAACATCAAATGCAACTAACGCATTTGCTAATGCAACAGTAACAAACACATCTGCTTTTCCAGAAATGCCAGCTGTGAACAATGTTCCTGAAGCTAACAATCCAGCAACGTTAAACTTGCCTTAATCAATTTCCTAATAAGAAGGGTGGGAGTAAAATCTCACCCTTTTTTTTATTTTTGTAAGATATGTTTTCATCCAAAGCTTTTATTGATGATGTAAATCAAGTTCCATCAACATGGATCTTTGAAAACTATCTTGGTCTATCTCAAAAACTTACAGGTCAAAGTATAAGAATCAACAGTCTATTCAACATAAACGACAAGACGCCTTCTATGTATATTTATTACAATGAAGAAACTCAGTCGTATAAGTACAAATGTTTTTCTACTGGAAAATCAGGAGGTGCTGTTGACTTAATGATGCACATTTGGAGTGTTACATTTTATGAAGCTTCTCAGAGGATCATTAAAGATTATTCTGATTATGTTAGAACTGGAAAGATTTGTGAAACAAAAATAGTTCAGCATTCTAAGTGGAAAGTTGATAGATGGCAAACAAGAGGATGGACCAAGAATGATGCTGACTTTTGGTCTCAATATAATATTGATAGCAAACTATTAGAAAAGTATCATGTGATGCCTTTAGATAGGTATGTAATGCAGAAAGTTGCACATGACAATTCTGTAGAAGATGAATTCTCTGTGGTTAGTAAACATATCTATGGTTACTTTACAAGAGAAGGAATCTTATACAAAATCTACCAGCCCAAAAACAGAGAGAGAAAGTTCATCAAGATATGTGATTACATTCAAGGCTATGAACAACTGGAAGGCAAACCAATTCTTATTATAGCATCATCACTTAAAGATTGCATGGCAATTAAAAGCATGAAGCTTAATGTAGATGTGGTTGCGCCAGATAGCGAGAATAGTTTATTACAAGAAGATGTGATATTTGAATTCAAAGATATATACAGTTCCATTGTTACTATATTTGATAGTGATGAAGCTGGTATTAAAGCCATGAAGGCTTATGAAGAAAAGTTCAAATTACCTTTCTGTTATCTTCCTTTGGAGAAAGACATCGCTGACGTTGTCAAAATTCATGGTATCAAAAAAGCAATGTTTGAGTTTGTTCCCAAACTTACAAATGCAGTAGAAAAGTACGCTCAGATGCAGATAATCAATGATTAATTTCTGATTCTCAGTTTACTTTGTTATTTTTGTTACCTCACACCTCACATTATGACAAATTGGATCTACCTTAATAAAAAGGTATTGAAAGTAGAAGATTTCCCCAAACATGAGGAAATTATAGGGTTCATATACAAAATTACCAACCTCAAAACTGGTAAGTTTTATATTGGACAAAAGAGTCTTTACCATAAACGTAAGACTAAAATCTCCAAAAAGGAGAAGAATGAAACAGGCACAAGGAAAGTATTTAAACAAGTAGTCAAAGAATCTGACTGGATGACTTATTATGGGTCTTCTGTTGATTTAAAAGCTGATGTTGCTAGACTTGGACCTGAAAATTTCAAAAGAGAAATCTTGGAATTGTGTTGTACCAAAAAATATTTGAATTATTGTGAGCTTTCGCATCAAGTAAAAAATGATGTGCTAAAAGAGAACACATACAATGGAAATATTTTAGGTAGATACTTTGCAAGAGACATGGAAAATTGTAAATGTTAAATTATGGCAGTAGCTAGATTCACAAGTGACGTGGCGTTTGCAGAACGCATGCAAAAAGAGGAAGCGTTTTTCTCAAAACCTTTCTTATTGTCTTATTCAGGATTAAACAAGTTATTGTTTAGCCCTGCTTTATTTTACAATCACTATGTATTGGGTCAACGTGATGATGTTGAAGACAAGAACATGGTTGAAGGTAAATTAATTCACTGTCTATTACTCAAGCCTGAAGGGTTTGATGATGAATTTGTATTGAGTGCAGTAAACACACCAAGTGATAACCCTAAGAAGTTATTGCAAACGTTGTTTAACCACTATAAAGAATTGAAAGCTTCAGGTGATACGCGTGAAGATTTACATGAATTCAATGATGCTATTATTGACATTCTTGTAGATATGAATTTGTATCAGTCATTGAAGACAGACGCCCAACGTCTTGACAAAATTATTACAGAAGATCATGTTGCCTACTGGGATTACATGAAAAAGTCTGAAGGACGCACTGTAGTTGATCAGGATACATATGATTTTGCTAAATCAGTTGTAGAGAAGATCCAAAGTAAACCAGTTGTCATGGAAGTTATGGGCTTCTTTGGTGATAGCTTTAATGGCGTTACCAAACAAAATGAAATTGAGCTTGCAATGTTTGATGAAGAAATGTTGTTTGGCTTGAGAGGTTTTGTTGACAATCTTGTATTTGATTCTGCTGCAAAAGAAATCAGAGTTAATGACTTAAAGAAAACTTCAAAAGACATTGGTTCTTTTAAAGATAGCATTGAGTATTATCGCTATTGGATGCAAGCAGCAATCTATTACAAACTTGTTGAGCATGTATATTTATCACAACCTGCATATGCTGATTACAAAATCACATTCAGATTTGTTGTTGTAGATCCTTACATGCAGATTGCACCTATCCGTGTTTCTGATGAAACAATGGTAGAGTGGCTTCAAAAAACAAGTGAGATGATTGACAAAGCAAACTTTCATTTTGAGAAAAAGTCCTTTGAATTACCATATGAATTTTTAGTCAACAATGAAGTAGTATTATGATATCTAAGATATACGATAAGTATTTCCAAAAGTCATTCACATTTTTATATCCTCTACTAGGTTTCAAGAAGGATAAGCAACCACGTCCAGTTCAAACTTATTTGAGCTGGGCTGGTACAGCTTATGATTATTCTTCTAGGAAACTTATTTGTGTATATAAGAACACAGAGGATGAAAAATGGAAGACATTTGAGAGAGAGTATTTGATAACACACAAGATGTTAGACATGTGTGTTCCCCTTGACAATGATCAGATTGTATATATCTTTGATTTTAACTCTATGGCTGATGATTATGATGCATTTTTGGAAGGTAAGTATTCCCAAATGTCTTCTCATGCAAAGAAAGTGCTTGGGAACTATTATGGAGTACATACACCAGAATGGGTCTACATTGAGTCATTTGTTTTCCCACACAAGTATTTTAAACAGTATGCTGAAATACTTGGTATGGATGAAGAATTCATGAGGAGTGTTGGTGAACTTTGTGACCGTGTCAACAAAGAAAAAGAACTCTTAACAGAAGAGTGCCCTGATGGGGTAGAATGGATTAGTTAACAATTTTAATTTAATAAAAACCAAAAATGCAAAAAGAAACAAAATGTATGTTTGTGTACAGCACAGACTGGTATGGACGCAAGAGCTTCCGTATGTTACCTTTATCAATGGAGTGTCCTTTTAATGAGGTGATCTATGATCCTAACACTCGCGTACTTGCTGTTATTAGCAAAGACAAAAAAGACAAACCACAAATGCTTCCTAAGTTAACTGACAAGGGTCAAGTAATTCCTGTTCGTGGTGGTGAAGGTCAACAATACGTTGAAGAACGTAGAATCATGGAAACTTATTATGAGTATTACATTGATAAGAAAAGCGACATTGAGCGTTTTATTCAAATGTTTGCTGTAAATACAGATCATGATGTATTGAACATCATTAATGAACCAATTGATACTAGCAACCCTGAAACACAAGCATAATGACTAGACAGCGAAAATTCTGGATAATGGACTATGAAACCATTGTCAATTGTTTTGTCGCTGTTTTTAGGTCATATGACTCTGATGAGCAACACATATTTGTGATAGGTAAGCAGCGTAATGATGCTTATGAGTTTATTAGATTCTTGCTTGAAAATCAGCAGAATAGAGATTGGCATTTTGGTTACAATAATCTGGCGTTTGACGCCCAAATAACTGAACATATTCTTGAGAACTTAGACTTTTACTCTGGACTTCAGGGTGAGGAATTTGCTGCAAGAATTTATGCTTATGTTAAAATTATTATTGGTAAGTCTAACAGGGGTGAATTCCTTGATTATCCAGAATTTAAGCTTAGTATTCCATGTGTGGACATCTTCAAGTTGAATCATTGGGACAGCAATGCTAAACGTACTTCTCTTAAATGGGTTCAGTTTTCTATGGACTGGAAGAACGTTGAAGAAATGCCTCACCCGCATGATCAACCTGTAGAAGATCAAGAAACACTGGACATGGTTGTTAATTATTGTATTAATGACGTGCTTTCTACAAAAGAAATATTTATCCTAAAGAATCCAAAAGGAGAGCAAGTAATGGCAAGTCAGATCAATTTGAGAGCTGAACTTAGTGCCACTTACAATCTTTCATTACATAGTGCAAGCGAGCCTCGCATTAGTAAAGAAATGTTTTTGCACTTCTTGAGTGATAAGTTGGGTAGAAATAAAAATGATATCAAAGTAATGAAGACAGAACGTCCTTTTGTTACTGTAAGAGATATTATACTTCCTTTTGTAGAGTTTCAGACACCTGAGTTTAAAGCTGTGCATAACTGGTTTAAGAGCCTTGTTGTAGACACATCAATAAATAATGAAAAAGAAGAAGCTGGTCCTAAGTATAGGATGAACTTCAAAAATACACCAACAGACTATGGTCTAGGTGGTTTGCATGGCTGTATCAAATCTGGTATTTATGAAGCCACACCTGGGAAAAAGATTTTAAGTGCAGACGTAACTTCTTTTTATCCAAACTTGGCAATTAAAAATGGATGGGCTCCTGCACATTTACCTAAAGAAGAGTTCTGTGAACTGTATGAATGGTTCTTTGAAGAACGTAAGAAATATCCAAAGTCTTCTCCTCTTAATTATCTTTTCAAGATTATCTTGAATTCAACTTATGGTTTGAGTAAAAACAAGTATTCTTTCCTATATGATCCTGAGTTTACTTTCAGGATTACTGTAAACGGCCAGTTGTTACTGAGCATGTTGTATGAGATGATTGCTACCAGAATTCCTGGTTCAATTCCACTTATGCAAAATACAGATGGTCTAGAATTTCTTGTAGATGAAGAGCATGAGTCTAAATTTTATGACATATGCAAAGAGTGGGAAGCATTGACTCAATTACAACTTGAAACTGTTGAATACCAGAAAATGATCATTGGTGATGTAAACAATTACATTGCTGTATACAAAGATGGTAAAACAAAGTGCAAAGGACGTTTTGAGTTTGATGAATTGGCACTACACAAAAACAAATCTTTACTGATTGTACCAAAAGCTTGGTATGCTTATTTTGTCCATGGAAAAGATCCTGCAGAATTTATGAAAGAAAACCGTAACATCTATGACTATTGCGTTGGTGCAAAACTCAGAGGTGATTGGTTCTTTGAAGAAAGAGGATTTAAAAATGGAGTATATGTAACAAACAAACTGCAAAAGCTTGTGCGTTACTATATTTCTGAGAATGGCGTCAAGATTATCAAGTGTAACCCAGATGGCAGGGAAATACAACTGGAGAGTGGAAAAGCTCTTCAGACTATCTTCAATAAGTTTGAAGATAAACCGTGGGAAGAGTACAGAGTAGATGAGAAATTCTATCTAGATAAGATCTATGAAGAAATTAAGAAGATAGAAAGAACATCTGAAGTACTACCACATCATATGCAATTAACACAATTATCTCTCTTTTAAGATGAAAAGAACAATGAGCGGAATGCATGCGTATTCCAAAATGATTGGGGCAGTACTACCTGCCAAGACTGACACATACACGCCAATTGCTCACAGTAATGTGATCAATAGAGTGCGTTCTGAAATCACAAATGCTGGTTTTATTATTACAGGTGAAGAATATCGTTGTTCAAACGATGCTCAAGTAGCCGTTGGCACTTTTAGAATGAATTACAAAGCTGATCCAGACATTGAGTTGTCTGCTAATTTTTTGAATTCATATAACAAGCAATATGCTTTCCGTTTTAACCTTGGTGGACTTGTAAAAGTTTGCAACAATGGTATGATGCTAAACAACAATAAGTTTGGTGCGTACAAGCGCGTGCACAAAGGTGCTGCTGATTTGTTAGCTGAAGGTAAAATTGGTGAGTTTATTAAAGATTCTGAGTTGTACTGGGAAAATCTAGTAGAACACAAAGACAAAATGAAAGATGTATTACTTACGTCTACTGCACAGCATGATTTGCTAGGTGAATTGTTTTTCAAGAAGAAAATCTTGAATACTATGCAGCTTAACCAAATACGTACTGAGTTAGAGAAACCAAGTTTTGAGTACAAGGTTGACTCTGACAGTGCATGGGCGTTGTATAATCACATTACTTTGTCTTTAAAAGACTCTCATCCGTCTACATGGATGGATGATCAAGTAGCTGTTCATGAAGTTTTTGCAAATATGCTTGGACTTGAGCACAACTTTGATGAAGAAACTGAAGCAATCTCTGTTGTTGAAACAGAACCTTCAGTGTTTGAAGTTAAAGTTGAGGAGGAAGTTTTTGACTTGAATCCATTTTAATTGTTAATGACAAAGGCAGGGGCGTAAAAACCCCTGCTTCTTTGTTTACAGTAAACACTAAACTATAAACACATGATTGACATTATTAAAGACGCTTATCTAAGAGTCAAAAACAAAAACACTACTGTCAACAAAGTAAGACTTCTCAGAAGGTATTTGAGAATGAAATACAGACTTGACATTTCTAGGGCCAGTTTGATTGGCAGATTAAGAGAATGGAAAAAACAAAACGTATGATAAAACTTATTGGAATTTCAGGAAAAATTGGCTCTGGCAAAGACACTTTTGCAGAAGCCATCAAATTGATTGCAGGTAGCCCCTACCTTTCTGACACTACTATTGAGCATTATCTTAAGACACCAAACCCTAATATCAATAGAGGTGAGTGGTCTGTTAGAAAATTTGCTGGTAAACTCAAAGATGTAGCATCTCTGCTTACAGGTATTCCTGTGTACAGATTTGAAGATCAAGAGTTTAAAAAGACATTACTTGGCCCTGAATGGGGTAAAGTA